CAGTGTTATTCCAGTTGCCACTGTCAACACCAGAACCCCCAGTACTATTCAAGTACAAACGACTAGTATTGCCAAGTACTCTGTGATACACAACCCATTGCCCAGTGGTGCTGGTGCATTTGACAATCATGCAACCGGGAACAGAACCAAGGTTATGAGCAACAGTTCTGCCAGCAATGCCGTCGCCGGTATAAGTCACAACATCAAAGAACTTTGGTTGCTTGCGGAATGTCCATGAGGCGAGGTTGTTTGAAGACGTATTTAATACTGCACTTGCCCCAATCGAAAAGCCGTTAGTGTTAAAGGATGTAACGGCATCCGTTTCTGTTGATTGCGCATTTGTTAAATTGGAAATAAGCCTATTATTAGCCCCTCTTGCCGTATCAAACAAAACATTTGAATTAGCCGCAGTTCTATCTTTAATCCAAACCAACCCACCTTTTGTTGACAAGTCAATGCCATTGGTAATGGTCTGTGTAGAGCCGTTGCCTGTGTAGAGGTACGTTTGGAAAACATCCTCGATGTAGTTGGCTGCGTTCGATACCTGTGAAGAATTTGCACTAAACATTGATTATTCCTTACAGATAGTTCTGACCAGCATTTGAACCCCACCAGTAAGTACCATCTCCAACAAATACAAACTTATCGCCTTTAGAGGCAGTAGATGTAATCGTAGGTGCTGTGCTTGCAGGCCATTTAACAGAACTAGGCCAAGTAACTGTGCGTGAACCTGTACCATCCTGTTTTAGCAACATTGTAAAACCCTTACCTGCAGTTGCGGTAGGGAATGTAAATGTGCAGTTACCAGTCAATGTAAGAATCTGTACTGAACCATTAGCCAAGTCAACTGTGTAAGCTGTAGAAGTGTTAGCTGTAACAACTTCTTCTGTGTAACCATTGGTAAATGTGCCAGCTTCAATAGTCTTGTTTGTCAGAGTCTGACTTCCAGTCAGGGTTACATCGCCAGTAGCTGCAGCAGCAAACCCTAGTGTACCAGCGCCATCAGTCTTCAGCACATAGTTTGCAGTACCATCGCTTGTAGGCAATGTGAAGGCTGTTAAAAATGCTTGCAGATTAGCGTCATAGGCCAATACGTTTGTACCAATCGCCAAACCTAAAGCAGTACGAGCATCACCTGCTGTAGCAGCGCCAGTACCACCTTTAGCAATCTTCAATACTGGACCAGTATCAAACAAAGCATCAATGGTGTCCAAGTCAGTATTAAGCTTAGTACCCCACGAATCCGTAGAAGCACCAACTTCTGGTTTTGTTAAACCTAGATTTGTGGTAGTTGTATCAGCCATTATTTACCCCTAAAAGACTTATTTAAACTGAAACTGTTGTCCAAGACTCTGAAACATCCTCAATCGGTGTCCATGTCTCAGATGTATCAGCCTCTGTTTCCCATTTCTTTCTAGCATTAATTACAACACCAGAAGTTCCAATAATTATTACTTCACCAGGACGCTTGCGGTTATATTGAATAGACAATTCACTTGTCGCAACAATATCAACATTGCCAACTGCAGATATGCCACCAGCAACAGTTATTACAGATTCATCAACTATTGCTAAAGAACCACTCGCAATCTTTACGCCATCTATGGAGACTGTGCTACTTGAGAAAATCTCAAACTGAGCATCTTTTATCTTGTCTCCAGTAATGCTTACAGTAGAGGCATCAACTATGGCAAGCGAACCTAAGTACGCTCCATAGGAGTAATTACCTCCGCTGTAATCACCACGCCCGTAAGCAGCCATGTTAGCTCAATGTAATTGACAAACTGTTGGCAGGAATACGAAAGATGTCGCCATCATTGATTGCTTTAGAAGTAGTCAATGGCGCCCACGCAAGCAAAGTTCCACCAGTATCAGCAGTAAAAATACCTGCCCAACCAATAGTTCCCCAATTACCACCAGAAGCAGCAGCAAACTCAATAGCTGCAGCATTCGTAAATGTTGTTGCCGTTCCACTACCAGAGATAGTGCCTGTAGCTACACGAGCGTATGCACTACCAGATACTTCTGTGCCACCACCAGTATCACTAGGGGCAGCAGTAAACAAGCCAACATACCAAGCTGTAGGACGAGTTGCAGAACTTCCTGTAAACAACCAGGTTAGTGCCAGATTTTCTGTGTAATCAGTAAAAGATGCCATTTATTACCCCAAGGATCGGGCGCGAACAATAGGAGTTGAGGAAACAGATGCCCTCTGATCTGCAACCTCAATGTCGCCAATGGTGTTGGTATATAACTGACCCCATGTGGCAAGACGTTCATCGTCTTTCAAGTATGGAGTTGCTTCTAGCAAAGCTCCGTACAAGTACAAGTCTGGGGCATAAGCCAGAAGCCAGTTGCTTGTGTTTGAATCACTCAGCGCAGGAATCTTAGCATAATATGTAAGTTCTGCGGAATATGTTTGATCTGGACTAGGAATAAACTCTAATTGCGTACCAGTAATTGTGTAGTACGCTGGCTGACCAGTAGAAATATAAGTGTTGGCCTTCAACTCATCACCATAAGCCTCAGTTACAAATTCCAGTCGCACAATAGGACTGGTGTTTAACTGAAACTCTTTGGCCTGCAACCAGTCAGATGGGTATGCAAAAAAAGCAGTTTCAATCTGCCCATTTGCTCGTTTAACCATCTGCCTGACACGCAACTTACGATTGAATTTGGCTTCTGCAAGAGTAATAAAGCTTGGAATAATAGAAGTCAGATCATCCCGATTAAGATAATCTGCTATTGTTGCTTTAAGTCCTGCAAAAGTGTCAAGTGCCATTTTCTACATCCCTACACGTTAGTGTATGCTCATGTTTGAATTCAAATGAACCAATATGATGAACCTCTTTTGAAAGGTCTTGGTCAATATAGGTTATTGTGCCGTTTTCAGCGGCTCTACGACAAAACCAGACATCTTCGCCCATATAGTCTTGTGCATTTGGAACCCAAGGGATAGCAAACCAAGGATATTCCATTGTCTTGTAGACCTCGGCTTTTACGAGCATTACACCCATGCCGCAGTAATCTACGTCAACTAGTCCAGTTGATTGGGGTTCAGTATATACCCTCTGGATAGTTTTTGCATCCTCATCTGTAGTATTTTTTCGCACCGCAATAGGTTCGGTGGGGAATCTGCGCTTTGCATAATTAGCGCAAACAATACCAGTATCATGCTCCAGAAGACGAACAATAGTGTCTTTAGGGAAGCGCATATCGCTGTCCAACCATAATGTATGCGTACATCCTGCTTCAATAGCAGATTTGGCTAGATCCTGACGTTGAGCTGACAACAAAGTGCCAGAACTGGTATATAAAACTACTTTGTGTGGTGTAGTGCCAACTGTAAAGCCCACTAATCGGGCTAAATCATAAGAAAATCCAGAATTAACAAAGTCCCGTGTTGGAATCAAAATTCCAATGGTCTTACTATCCATTAAACTTCTCCAGGTCTTGTGCGAAATGCACGATTGTCAGGATCGTTGAGCCAACGCTTCATGTAAGCTTGGTCATCAAGTTTTCCTTCGGCTTTCATTTGATAGAACAATGCCATTGGGATAGATGCCACATGGTGCATATCTCCATTCCAGTTTGCTCGTTCATCAAACGAATTAAATCTTTCTCTGTTTGCCTCAACTACTTGAGTAGCATCAATAACTGTCTCAATTGTGGCTTGATCCTTTTCAGCATCGTAGTGCCACAGTTTTTTAGTTCCCATGATGGGATCAAAGTCAAAGAGTTTTGTTGTCATAAGTAAAAAGGGTGGGTAATTAGCCCACCCCTTAGTTCAGATTAAGACTGAATTGTTGAGTTCAGGTCATAGACAGCGCCATGAGCCTTCTCGTTCTTGATCTTCAAGCCCCACTCGACCAACAGCATACGCTTCTCAGCATCGCCTGTCTTCGCCAATTCCACAGTTTGGAAAGGACGCAGGTAAGCAACGCTTGCGTATTCTGGATCAAGCACGAACACATCACGCTCACGCTGGAAGCGGTTGGGAACGATACTTACATTACCGAAATCAGAGACATAGATGTCTGCAGCGGCAACGATTGTAGAAGGCTTAGGACCAGTCACATTGAAACGCTGACCAGCAATACCAGCCATCTTGGACAAGTTTTGCTTGTTAACAGGACCAGCCATGACCATAGATGGTGAACCACCTTGTGTCCAGACCTTCTGGATAACATCCTTCAACAAAGTTTCGCTGAAAGAACGCAAGTCGCCAGCAGTAGCGTCTGTGCGGTCATCAGTTGGGATTGTTGTGTATGAAGGATCGCCACCGCCTGTACCTTCGTTTGTATTGGTCTTCAAGAAGGCCAACAAAGCTCCAGTAGTACGAGCAGAAGAGGTAGAACCTGCTGCAGCGGCTTGGTTAGCCAAGCAAGTTGTCTCCATGTCACGCTTTAGTTCAGCAGATTTTTTAGCCATTTGGTAGCTCAATTCTGAGCGACGGCCTGCTTTGTCAACTGACTCCAAAGTGCCAGAAATAACAACATCTTTACGGCTAATCTGGGTGTAATTGCCCAAACGAACTGTAGGTGTTGCAGCGGTGAAAGAAGTGATGTCATCGCCTTCAATCTGTGCATTTGTTGTTACAGCAGAAGCGAGGTCATCTGTTTGCCATTCAAAGAAAGTGTTGGATACGTTTTCACGACCAACATTGCTCAAAAATGGAGTCTCTTCTGGAGAGATCTGATAAATAACATTCGAAAGATCTTCCCGAATGCCTTTGGCATCATATCGTGTATATGTATTTGTTACTGCAGCCATGATAATTCCTTAAATAAATTTCTCGAAAAGGGATGCGGCATCTCTGACGCTTCCAGTTTGTGCAAGACGCTTTTTTGCGTTATTTAATTCACCAGACTTGGAACTCACGCTACCTACTGATCCTGGAGATGCCATCCTTGGAGCTTTTTTAATCTTCGCTTGGAATTCTGGACGTTTACTCATCATCTGGTCATATTTCCACGCTTTGTGAAGCGCCAATAATGCCCGTGAATCAGTAATGCCGTTCAGCTCCTGCTCGGAAAAGCCCAATTGCTGTCCGTACTCCAACAAAGCCTTACCCTCTGCTTTAGCTTTCTCTGGAGAACTCCACTCGGGAATTTTCTCTTTCAAACGTGCAGTTTCCTGCGCTAAAACAGACTGTATCTGCTTTTGCATCTCAGCTTGACGCAGTTGATTAAGTCTCTCTTGCTCTGCTTGAACAGCGAATTTCTGTTGTTGCCTACGCTGATGTGATGTCCATTGACGGGCATACTCAGTTGGGTCTTCAACTTCTAAACGATTCCAATCAGGCTCTGGAGGCTCAAACTCCTGCAGTTTCTGCTGTAATTGTCCCAAAATCTGAGCGTATTGTTCACGCTCACTACGGACTTGCTGAAACTCAGACTCCACAAATTTGCGCTCTTCTGCTAGTTTCTGCGTTTTCCGTGTGTAGTCGGCTTCACGTTGATAACCTCGGATAAGTTCATCCTTCGGGACTTCGATTTCTTTGCCATCAACTTTGACAACAAACTTCTCAACCCTTGGAGCTTCTTCTTCGGACTCTTCGTCTTCGCCTTCTACTTCCTCGGAAGTTTCCTCTGCTTCGTCTTGCGGCTCCGCAGATTCCATTTCCTCAGACTCAGATTCGGATTGCTCCTCCTCTGGTTGCGCCTCTGCACTAGTGTCAACACCCTCTTGGCTGTCTAGCATAGTAGCAAAGCTTTGCGCTGCTTGGTTTACTGTAATCGAACCGACTGCTTGTGCGTTATCGGACATATTTACCTCTTAGTTGAACAATCATTTTGCCTTTGGTGGGCGACCACGCTGGCGGGTAAGCACGACTTCTGCCATCTTACCTGTGTCCATAACAGAGCGTAGTTTCGTTCTCAATAGATCTACTGTCTTCAAGAGCATATACGCTTGTTCTCGTACTGGACCTTCCATCATTGTGGAATTCCGAATCTCTTTGTAACAGTCATCTTCTATTTTTTTGATTAACTCATTTAAGAGTTCATCTTCAAGAAGTAACTTCGCTCTATCACCTCTTGCGAGGTTAATTTCTAATTCATCCATATCACATCATAGGTTGGGGCTGTTGAGGCACTTGACTCATTGCAGCTTGTTGACGAATTAACTCTCGGTCTTTATTCATTGCGGCATTAATCTCCGCACTTTGAATTTGTACACCATATTTCAATTCTAGCTCATATCTACGCAAAATACCATCTTGCTCAATACGATCTCGTTCGCGATCATCTGCCAACAATGCTTTTTCACGATCCAACTGCAGTTCAGCAGCCTTTTTCTGGATGTCAGCTTGGATGGCTTGTGCTTGCACTTGAGCCAACATCTCCTCTGGAGTGGGCTTTGGAGCAGGTGGTTCTGGCAATTGGAAGTCAGCAGGTAACTGGTTAAAGTAGTTCTGCGAATCCTTAATTCCTGCCAGTTGCAACATCTTGGTCAAAGTGTTGGTGTACTGTGGTATTGAAACAACAGGATTATTAGGGCCAGTCTCTTTAATCAGCATTTCTTGACGCATTGCAACCTGATTCAAGATATTGATTCGGTCTTCAATAGTGCCATCACCAACGCCAACATTGACTACTACATCCATCTTTGAATCCCATGAACGTGGGTCAATTGGAACAAACTTGTTGCGCAAACGAACCATTCTTGCACGATCCTGATTCTCAACAACCAACTTGAGTACGCCAGTAAACAGCTTACGCAAACCAGTCTCAGCAAAGATACGAGCAATCATCTCAATGTGCTGATGTGCGGCATTGACAGTCGCTGATACAGCGGCTTTAGTAGTGCTTTGCAGAGCATCTGCATCTAAACCTGCAGCAGCCTTAGAAATGCCTGTACGGGTCTGTTTAATGTCATCCAAGTAGTCAAGCATTGGGAATGCTGCCTGACCAACAAATGGAGTTGTGAATGGCTGAACCATTCCTGGCGCTCTCATACGAATAACAGCACCAACTTCAGTATTCAGGACATCTTCCAGATTGGCTTGTCCCTCAACAATTGCTGTGCGGGGATGAATAGATTGAGCCAAGGAGTCCAAAATTCCACGCTGAACATTGGATTTGATGCGCTGAATATCCATAACCACATCGGCAGGACACATACCAAAGAATGTATGCGGCTCTGGATCTGGACAAAAATCAGCAAATTGGCGCTCGTCAACGATTTCATTTCGTATAACCTTATTGCCTGATCCAACAGTACAGATTCTGCGCATCTCGGCAATTCCATCGCCATCAAAGTCTACCTTTAAGTAGCCCTCAATGTAGAGAACACTCTTGCTTGATGGATCACCATTGTTTGCAGTACTGATGACAGCAAATGGGTTACGGGCTTGGTACTCTTGATTGTTGTCAAAGTCATTTCCATTACCTGCAACTTCAACCATTTCGTCATAGTCATAGCCCATTGCTACGAGGTCAGAAACAGTCTTCATTGTGCGGTGACCAACAAAAGTAGCTTCATCAATAGACTTAGCTCTGCGATCAATCAGGAATTCCTCTGGCGGCAAAGCCTCAATCTTTACTTTACCTGTCTTGATTCTGCGCTTGATCTCCACATCGTACATCATGGGAGGTGGCGACATGATAGCTTGAGCTTCATTTGTAGGCTCAGTACCAGGCACAGGATACTCACGCACCGCAGAGATTTCTACATCTGGGTCTTGCGTCAACATCATCATGCTTTGTTCATCAAGCATTGAGAATGATTCGGCACGAACTTCAGTAGACTCATCCCACCAGTATTTAACGATACCGCATTTGCGCACCAAGGCATCTTTAAATGCAGAGTGGAGAATCTTAAAGCCTGGGTTATCACGCTTGAAGATGAAGTCTACATAGTCTGTAGCTTGATCTGCATTGGCAATGTCTTCTGGTCCTTGTGGGGTGAACTCAACCACACGCTCTGGGCCAAAGAAAATACGCATCAGGCTTGGCAAAATGCCTTGGACTGTATCTCGTACATCCATTGACACCACTTGCGAACGACCTTCCTCTTCATCACCAAAAGGATCGCCATAGTAGTACTCGGTTGCTAATGCACGATTGCCACCAATATCGTCATCAATGAAAGAGATTGCATCATTGATTTCTGCAGAAATAACACCTTGAAGTTGCTCTTCAGACATTACTTCATCTTCTTGCATTTGACCTTGCAGAGTCTCAGCCATCAACATTGGGTTTTCGTACATATTATTTCCTTATCGAGAGCCGATATAAGGGAGGATTCCAGAGTTAGTATTCTGCAATAAAGAAGGAATGCCGCCAACGTAATTGTTAGCCATGCCGCCATAGGCGTTGCCCATCTGCGGAACCATAAGACCTTTTTCATCTTCTTTGGGATTGAAAGAGTATTTGAAGGCAGAATTAGCCATGTCACCCATTGTGGAGTTTGGGTTTGTCATGGTTTTGTAAACGTCCATTGTTGGAGCCATTTGTTTGGTTACTTGGTTTTGGGCAAAGCCTGTAAGTTGGTCAGTAAATGGCACAGGAGCTGCACCACCACTCATAACTGCTTCTGAGCCACCAACTGCTGCTTGACCCATGCCAAGAGACTCCAGAAAAGATGCTAATAAGGCTTCCATTTAGTCTTCCTCATCTTCCATGTCGTATTCTGTTTTGGCCATCATCAACATATTTTGCTGACTCTTGGTCATCTTCTTGGTGATAGGACCACCAGACAACCATGCTGAACAGGTACGTTCACCTGCGCATTTAAAGTCAAACAGTTCACAGTATCCAAGATTGGCAGCGCCTTGGACATCTTTGGCATAACCATCAGTCTCTTCATCAATACCTTTGAGAATGCAGTCTAGCATCTCGGGTGTTTGAATAAAGGCAGCGCAATTGCCACAGCGCATACTTTGCGCTTCTTCAATAGGAGTTTGCCACTCGTCTGCTTTCTTCATCCAGAAATCAATGTTCTCTTCTTCTGGGTTAGCAGGGCCATAGCCAACATTCTTAAACGCCCAATCACGGGCTTTTAGATTGACCTTGATATCATAAGTAGCAATAGGACATTTCATAGTTTTACCATTTAACTTTGTTTGCCCAATAAGCTGCACTCATCTTGCCTTTGGCAATATTCTGAGCATGACGAGCTTTAAAGGCTTCATTACGCTTTGAGCCATCAGGAGAGCCAGTTACCCCCTGTTGACCAAAGCGGATTAATTTAACTTCATCACCAGATTTAGCCAGTACTGCATGGCTTTTCTTTGGATGATTTGGAGTTTTCTTTGGTTTGTTATAACCAGAGAACTGCTCTGATCCACGCTTGATCATTTCTTTTTGGCAGTTTTAGCTGCTTGTTTAAAATCTTTGGCAGTAGGAGCACCCTTAGTGCCAGGTTTGCGCATTGTTTCTTTAGAGCCAGCTTTTATGCGCTCACGTTTAGCGGCAATATTGGCATAAAGTCCAGGCTTCATTTCTTTTTCATCCGTTTGGATTCTGAAATAGCAATGGCAATTGCTTGCTTGGGATTTTTAACGACAGGACCACCCTTGCCAGAGTGCAACTTCTTGTCCTTAAACTCGCCCATTACCTTACCAATTTTCTTGGCGGCTGCATCCATTTTCATAGGATTCTCCTAACATAGGTAGCGTGATATTACCATAATTAAAAAAAAGAGCCACTTGTTTAAGGTGGCTCAAATCTCAAATGGCAACGGCAATCAAACAAGACCTCGAATTAACCTTCTTATCGGCTTACCCCATGAATTATTTGATCCCCACGCAATGGTGGCGGCATCTGAGGCAAATGTCAACACAAATGCATCAGCCATGTCAGGAGATTTTAGTCCTCGTCTACGAATATCATCCTTGGACTCAATCTTGATCTTGCCGTTAGAGGTAAAGGTGTACCTTACTGTCGCCAGTTCAGCAATCAAATCCTCATTCATTGGGATCTTACAGTCCCTCTTTTCCAACCAGGCTTTGGCTTTATGCCAGAGTTCTGCCCTCAAATTAAGATAAGTACCGCCCATTGCAGGACTCTCAGAGACATTAATACCCCTAGCTGGTAACTTTAGTTCTCTTAGTCGGTCAACAACACCTGCTCCAAGGCCAATAGAGTCAACCAAAATCTCTGCAGGTCTGCTCTTATGGTCACAAGCCTCGTACTGAGCAACCACAGCACCAGTTAACTGCATTAGATCTAGGTTTCTCCATCTCTCCAAAGTATGGACTACATTGGACTGACGCTTACATAAAACTGACGAATCAGATCCAAAACGAGCAACATCCAGTCCCCAAACAATTGGTGCATCTTCGTAAGCTCTGGTGTCTCGATGTTTAGCAGATTCAAGCAACTCCATTGGGATAATAGTGTCATCATCACTCCTTGGAAATTCACCTAATACTCGGATTCGGAACGCATTACTTTCCTCGCCATAGCGAGATTTCATGTCCTCAACATACTCAGTACTGACCCTTTTTGAGTCAACACAAGATACCCTCTTAGTCCACCACTCGTCTTTTAAACGATTATGTGTGTCAAAAAAGAACCCAGAACTACGAACAGGATTCCCCAACAGGATGGTCAAAGCATTGTGACCAGACATAGAACCCGCAGCAGCCTCAAATACCGCCTCTGGGACACCAGAAGCCTCATCTGCTACCAACATAACATTATCAGAGTGAACGCCTTGTAGAGCCTCTGGTTGCTCTGCCCTAGATGTTCTAGCAGAGATGAATGCCTCAGTAGCAGAAGCCTTTAGCTCAATCCTCTCCTGTTTGACATCGAGTAACTGCTGAATAGCCTCTGGCAGTTCTTTGACCCATCTCTTGAGTTCAGCAAACAAAGCATCATAAAGTTGGGCAGAAGTTGGAGCTGTTACCACCACCTTAACAGGATATCTGGTCAACAAGAACCATAACATCGCCCAAGAAGCAGTTGTTGACTTACCAACTCCATGCCCAGAACGAATTGAGATCTTTCGCTCACCAGAAGCAACAGCATTCAAAAAGTCTTGTTGCCACTCATCAGGCTCTACTCCCAGAACCTCTTTGACAAACCGAACCGGGTCATTTCGGTATAGCTTAATAAACTCAATAAAAGGATTATTAGCCATTGTTTTCCAAAGTGGTTACTTCTTGTGCCTTACCCATGTGCTTCAAAGCTTGTAGATGCAGATCACCCAAACTAATATTCACTTGGGTTTTAGCAGTATCTCCATAGTTCTCAGGGTCTAACTTAGATGCCATCCACTTACGGGTATCGACTTGCAATCTAGCCTTATTAACTCCCGAGTTACTCGTCTCATCCGCTTCATCAGCAATCTCTAAAGCCTCTTCTGCCAGTTTCTCAGCCTTTAACTTTCTAGCCTTTAGCACCGCATCTCTACGCTCATCAGTATGGTTTATCCAAAAAGATAACATTGGCCTAGAACACTCAATGAACTCAGCCAATCTCCCAATAGTCATCCCCTGACTAATGTGCGCTGTCACAAACTCAATCCCACCAAGCTCCTCAATCTTCCTCTCCAACGCTCTCCTCATCGGAAATCCTGCCATACATCTCTCCTTGATTTAATGGTTACAAATTCTAAACTATAAAAAATTTTTTTGGAGTGTCTTGTGTTACTTGTGTGGGTGGTAGGGTGGTCTATCTTTTAAAAGGTATAACGATATGTGTTTATGTCCCCTGCCACAGCGCCCCCTCACTTTATCGATAGGGGGGGGGTAAACCCTACCCTTACGCACTAACCCTTACTGGTAAACCCTTAGGTAGAAACCCTAATAGGGTAAACCATCATGTATATCCATACAGTACTGTATGTTTGTACAGATTAGGGTAAACCCTTAGATTGAAGGTTATGCAAGTTTTGCATAGTTTGTCTCATGGGCGCAATAGGTTTGTGTTTATCGGTGTTCTTTAGGTTCTTAAATGTTCTCTTTCTGTCTCTAGGTTCTAGCTCACTCTATCCCTTCCCCTTACATTCCTTATATAAACCCCTTGTATATCCCTTACTAGAAGTAAAGCCCTTGTAATGGGTTGTCCCTTTCTTTTCTTTTCTAAATGTAGCTACAAAATCAAACGTTTATTAGGGTTTGTCCCTATGTTTTTTTTCTTTTTTGGTGCTATTCTTACTTTACTTTCAATCGGAAAGTGCAACAAATAGGCGTTAACATCATGCGAGAACTTCTACTCTACGGTTTAGAACAAGGCGAAACCCGTGCTCATATGGAGACTTTGCTTTTAAGTGGCGCGAAAACAATGGCGGAAATTGAAAAAGTGCAAAACTTAGCAGCCCAGCAAGGTTTTCATTCTTTCCGTGTTGCATCGTTCAACTGGGAAAAACCTAATTTTGCTAAGGCGGTCAACGTATGAAAAATACTTTTTTAGACCTATTCGCTGCCATTGTCATTGCTTCTTTGCTTTGCATAGGGTTACTGGCTTATTTTGACGTTTTGGTTAAATAACATTCCAGCGGGTAAGCTCACGGGCTGGGCTTATTCGATGCAATGTTGCATCTTTCAAATCAATAGGTGTCAATTATGAAATTCTCTATTCAACGCAAGTCAATCCGTGCAATGCTTCACTTGGCTGCAAAAAAGGATATTCGCTATTATTTGCAAGGCGTTAACGTTGTTCGCGACAATCGAGGGACATACTTAGAAGCCACTGACGGGCACGTTTTGGGCCGTTTGTTGATTGACGGCATTAGATCAGACACAAAACTGAATGTTGTTTTGCCTACTGATGCACTCTCAAAACTTAAGGGCACAAAAAAGCAAAGCGAGGAATGGCTACATTTTGACGTCAACGGCTTGTCAGTGGAATGTATTGATTCTCAATCTACAACCCGCTTTTCAGCCCATGACGCAAGGTTTCCCGATACGGATCGCGTGATTCCCCTTGTTTTCAAGGATGAAGACGTAAAGCCCGCAACTTTTAACCCTGATCTACTGGTGCGTTTTGTAGATGTATCGGAGGAATTGTACGGAAAACGTCAAATTCCCCATGTTTTGCAACGTGGCACTCAATCGGCAATTGTCAGTTTTCCAAAGTTCGATGATTCTTTCATTGGGGTAATTATGCCTATGCGTGAAGATGGAAACGCAAAAGTGCCCGCTTGGTGCTATATGCCGTCAACTAAGCAAGTAGAAGTATCTGAAAACGTTTAATTTAAAGGTGTTGACAATGAAAACAACAGTTTATTTCTCAGAATTTAGAGATTATTTCCATGAAATTCGCCCCGATAACTTTTCTTATCAAGGATTAAGAATACTTTTTGACTATTTAGAAGAGTTTGAAGAGTCAACAGGGGAAGAGGTGGAATTTGACGTTATCGCTATTTGTTGCGATTTTTCTGAAGATTCTTATGAAAACATCGCAGATCAATATGGAATTGAACTTGATATAAATGAAAACGATGATGAAATAAAGCAGCAAGTGATCGATTATTTGCAAGATCAAGGCGCTTATGTAGGCGAATCAATCAACGGCATCGTTTACAGGAACTTTTGACTATGACTAAAGCAAAAACACCAGTAAAACATCCAAAAATTGTCAATCAATGGATGGTCTATGATGGTTTGAACGACATAAATTCAGTTTTTGGGGCGTTAACTGCCTTTGAAGCGTACATGAAAAGCCCTGAGTTCAATACTTATCATGCACAAATGGCGCTTGATTGTCTGCGATCTACCCTATGTACAGGCACGATGGCTATTGAAAACTGGTGCGAATTAGATGAAGAGGCCAAACCATGAAAATCGGCAGCATCATTGCTTATGATTGTGACCCAGCAAAATTAGGGGAAATTCTTGAAAAATTCACTTACCCTTCGGGTGAATCAGGAATCCTAATTAAGCCCTTCGAAAAAACAAACGATAAATTTTGCGTTTTTGAAGCTTACGAAAAAAGCTGCTGGGTTTTGGCTGATAATCTCTAAGTATTTCCATAAATTCCCGCCTAAAAAGCGGGTTTTTTTGAAAGTATTTGCGAAGTGAGCGCTTACATCATGCAAACTTGTTTAAAGCGCCTACAATCGATTTTTAGTATTTGAAGCATAGACGCTATAGACAAGCCAAAAAAACGGCTCAAAACGGCTATAAATGTGCTTCTAGGTGCATCATTAGATTGTGTCTCATGCGCTGTTTTGATATCTAGAGAAGTGAGTGCTAACTTACATTTTTTGCGAAGTGAGTGCCAACTTACAAAAAACTAAGGGTAAACCCTAATATAAGGGTGATTTTTCAAGAAATTCGCATTTACTATTTTTATTATCGATTTAACCAATTTTTAGAAACTCAAAGTTTTTGAAACTTTTGAAATTAGAATATATTTTCATTTTTGGATTTATATTCTAATAATCGTTTAATAGTAATATTTAGCGCATCAATCTCATCCATTTTCTTAATGTGCCACATTCTCTTTTGACCATGCCATCCAAGTACTGAGTTGGTATGGCAATCAGGACATAAGGCTATGCAGGTGTACTGAAGACCTTGTTTGACATGATGGGCTTCTGATGGTCCTGAAGCATCACATACTGAACATGGAAGAGACTTGACCTGGGCAAGATGTAATCT